CGTTCCTGTCGTTCCTGTCGTTCCTGTCGTTCCTGTCGTTCCTGTCGTTCCTGTCGTTCCTGTCGTTCCTGTCGTTCCTGTCGTTCCTGTCGTTCCCAGTGTTGGTTTTACCTTTTTCTTAATAAATGCAAAATAGTCATTTTCATTTTTGAAATTTTTTATCCCACCTTTTTCAGCTTCCTTTGCTCTATAATTTTCAGCTTGATCTATAAGTTCTTGAATCCCAGGCTGCTTACTCAATGTGTCTAAGAAAAAAGCTTCATCGAATTGAAAATTAGACTTGTGGGTACTTATAGATTGTCCATCTAAGTGTATCTCACCATATACTCTAGAAGGCGCATGTTTATTAGGTGTTCCAACTAAATTAATCGGTCTGTAAGGTTGATGGGATGAACCTCGTATCAACCTTTTAAATCTAAATAACCTTAGTCCTGGATTACTTGTCTGACTAGCTGTTTTAAGTGCTAATAGAAATCCTGTTACGTTACGACCTTCAAATTCAAAATCAATTTCTTGAAACCATTTTTTCGAATCCCCGATTGAATAAGGCTTGGTTTTATGTAATACAGTAACAGGGTAATCAAGAACCTCCACTTCAGGTGTAAACCTTAACGTATCACCATTTAAACCAATCAGAGCGGTGCCATTGAATTTACATTTCAACTCTAAAACTTCTTCACGTTGAATAAAAATTTGATAAATTTCTTGTAGCTCTCTATATATCGTTTCGACACTACCAGCTGTAAATTCACGTCTTAATTCTTTTAAAGTGATGATTACCCCATCTTCATTATTTAGTTTTGGTTCTGATGTGACTTCAATCTCTGAAGAGTTATTACTAATTAATTCATCTAAATCAAAAGAAATAGTTAATGAATTTTCTTCCCCTTTAGGATAGCTCACTAACTCCCATTTTCTACCAAACCATAAAGAAGCAGCTTTCATACCAATACCGAATTCATTTAATGATTGAGTGTTAGGTCGATATGCTGGCTTAAAAGCACGTTGTATATCATCAGAAGATATACCAACTCCAAAATCCCGAATAGTAATATAAGAAATTTTATCTTTATTAAAAAAATTTAACTCTACTTTTAGCTTTGATGATTTTTTTAGAATATTTGCATTCTTTGCGGCTTGTAAAGCGTTATCAATATACTCACACAATGCTACCGTTGGATTATAAGGATATCCCTCCAATAAATTATAAAATTGCATATCTGGGGAAACTTCTACTTTCATATATTTTCCATTTTTTTAATGACTTAAACTAAATTATAGCTGATTAATTCAACAATTTTTGCATTTACTGCATTACCTAATGCTTTAAATGCAGCTTTTCTATCATTTGGCAATGCTTTGAGCTTATGTAAATATTGCAATTTTGCAGCCTCTTGCGTAGATACATATCTGTTCTGTGAAGGAATTACAGGGATCTGCGTTGGTGTCATTGCAATAAGAGAGGGTGCAATATTTGATTTCAAAATTCGAATTCCTGAGGCTCTAAATTGCACCAAGTGGTTAAAAATATTTGGATTATTTCTTAACCCTCTCCACTCCAAAATTTGCCAACTATTATTAGTAAAATGAAACCCAATTTTCCACTCTTCACAAGCCTTTGTATTTTCTTTATACAACCCACGTGAATAAATAATAGATTTTGTAATCCAAGACGCAACTCTAAAATTCTTTTTTGTATAACTAGGCATAAATGATAATACTTCATCCCAATTTTTACAATTTTTTAACTCTTTCCCATAAGCTCCTTTATATTTTTTTATTTCTTCTAAAGTCAAATTACTGAAATCTAATGGGTAATCTGCTCCAAACTCTGGAGCAACAATTGATACTCCAGTTATTTCTTCTAAATTAAGTACATCGAGTAATTCTTGCCACTTTTCAAGTAATTGTACTTTTTGCGGTTCAAGTTTTTTATGTTCAAAATTATCATTTAGTAATTTTTGAAAATCATTTTTCTTAGCATTCTTTAATTTTGGCCACTCAAAAGCTTTAACCAAATCATTTCTTTTTCCAACTATAAACACTCTTTTACGATTTTGAGGAATACCGATATCTGTAGGTGAAATAATTTTATACTCTAGTCTGTAATTCAAACTCTCAAAAGAATTTTTGAGATAATCCCAAAATGCTCCATCCTCAATAGTAATTACATTAGGAACATTTTCTAAAAAAATATATTTTGGTTGATGGTACTGTACAATTCTTAAAACATGATCAATTAACTTTCCTGAATCTGGACACTTTGCTCCCTTTTTTTTACCTGCTAAGGAAAATGGTTGACAAGGAAAGCCTGCGCATAAAATATCATGCTCTGGGATTTCATCTTCTTTGACGGTACGAATATCGTCATGAGGAACGATATCATGATTAATTTTATATAATTCCCTTAAGCTCTCATCAAGCTCACAAGAAAAAACACATTGATGTCCATGTTTTGACAAACCTACATGAAATCCACCTAATCCAGAAAATAAATCTATAAATTTCACGTTTCACCCATTTATGTTTGTTGTTAAAAGTTCACCCACCTCAGCTAAAATATTTATTAGCTTTTCCTCTAAATAAGGATGTTTTTGAGCAATCTTTTGTAAATTTTGGAATTCATTAACCATTGTTGACTTTGATAAAACTTTTCTACTTACATTCAAACCCAAATAGTCGCATAAATCCAAGACACGCTTATTAACAACTTTAAATTCATTATTTTTAACTCTAAGTAAAAAATCCTTATTTAAAGGTTTAATAGCCCCATCTCTTATTTCCATATTATTCAATGTATTATATTTATTACAAAAATCTCTTAGAGAGACTTTCTCCCTATCAAGATACTTTTTAACTTCTAGACTAACTTCATATGGAGTTAATTTACAAATCATATCTGCGAAATCTGAATAACTTTTAATCAATTGTCTTATAAAAATGAGACAAAAGCAATAAATAAATTATTGTTATTATTTAAAACTTTACTCTATCGATATTCTAATTTTAAGCATTCAAATGTGATTTAACTTTTTATAATCATTAATTCTCATCCTCATCACCAGCCTCAATCATTGCCAACTTACGGGCAAAAGCTGCTCTCTTATCTGTAGCCATTTTTTCTTTAGCAATTTTCATACGCTCTTCTGCATTGTTAATTACAGCAGATCGTTTTGCTTGGACCTCTGACTGATCTTTGAGTTCTTCCATTTCAAAGCCCCAGAATAGGGCCTCTGATTTGGCTATATTGGCAAGTGTGATACTTTGCTTAACATTCAAGTCCACGATTTGACTGATCAGACCCATTTTGAATTTAAGACCATTGATGATGTTAATAGCCTCTTTATCTTCAGGATCTAGATTACTTACATCTAGTTTTAAGACTTCATCTCGGATATGAATTACGCTTGTAATTGTATCGCCAGCCAATTCACCCAAATTCGCCAACCTATATCGGTTTTGCTTAATGATTTGAGCTGAAGTTAAGCGGTTAAAATCAGCCTTACTAAAATCATTTTCTGACTTCGATTTTTGACCCCAAACATTCGCAATATTTGACGGCTTTTTGACATCATTTTGACTACTTTCTTTTCCTTTACTTTCATCATCTTGCTTGTTTTCTTGACTAGTCTTTTTACTAGTCAATTTTTTTATTTCATTATTTAGTTCACGAGCAGACTTTTTGACTAGATTTTTAGTGCACTTTTTCCACTTTTCAGCGATTGCTTTACGACGTACAACAGAAGGAGAAGGCATATCACAGCCCAACTCCTCACCTACCTGGTCAACTAATTTCTGCCAAGTGATCTTAGGGGATGACTCATAAACTAATTTGAGTCGATCCCAGATTTCTTGTGAATAGGATTGAACAGCCATAATTATGTACTCAATGCATCACCAGAGAAGAAGTCAAACTGAGGTTCTGCTTTCTCCTCAGTAGGTAATGTTGTTTGAGTAAAACGTGTTTTACGTTGGCTTTTCAGGTCTTGAATTAGCTTTTCTTGAATATCTCCCTCATCGCGGTATGTAATATCTTCGATACCTTTAGCTAAATTGGTGAATTGAATTGCTCGATCTTTGTCACACTCCTTGATTGTTTGCATGAGATCAATCAATTCATTCTGAATTTTTTCCTGTTGATCACGATCTAAGCTGATTAACTTTTTGGCAACTGCCTTTGAACTTTCTAATAATCGTACCTGTAAAGCTGGTGGATAAGATGCAATATGCTTTGCACATAACAATGCCATTTGAGAAGTTACAGCATTTAAATTCTCTGCAAGTAAATCACCTAAACCATTAAAGAGAATCCCTGCTACTGATTCAGTCTCATTTAGCTCTGGATTGATCGTAAAACCTAATACCCAATCAACTGAACAATGGTATAGGCTGCACATCACTTGAAGTAGTTCAGCATCGGGTAAAGTTTTTCCGTTTTCCATTTCGGAAATACGGTTCTTTTGCTCAACGCCAAACAATTCAATAGCAACTTCATCTTGTCTTAACCCGGTACGCTCTCTCGCCAGTGCTAACTTTCGCCCGATCATTACGCGCTTTTCAAAATCTGTTCTTTTAGCCATTACGCAACTCTCCCAGCAAGCCAGTCAAAATTCACTTTTTTATCAAGCCAATTCGTTTCATTGATAAAAATGCAAGATAACCAGACGCAACCGTTTTCAATGGGTTCAGCAAATTCGATTTTTTCTTTAACAAAAATATTGTCATCTTTAAAAAGCAATTCTGTACCTTTCAAAGAGTCAATTAAGAGTTTCGGATAATTATCAATATCAAACCGCGGATAAGTGCTTGCGCTGTAACTACGAAGTTTTCGTGGTGGCTGAACCATCAAACGGATTTCACATTGTTGAGATATGGCTTTCCACTTGAGGGCTTTGAATATTGGTGCATAAATTTCAAAAACATTTTTTTTGAATTTTTTAGCTCCCATAGATAAGCTATTTCTTTGTTTGCCAGTACCTTCATCAATAGTAGCTCGCCAAATTTCATTTGCACTGATACCGTATGGCAATTTGACCGTTACGAAACCCTCACCAGTAATGATTAAGCCACCTGTACTTCCTTGATGAAGTTGATCTCCGTTTATGTCTTGTGTTGTGACAGAGCAAGGTAAAATCACTTTCTTATCTAACGCTCTCCTTACTCGTGCTTGTCGATTAGTTTTTGTTTCAACAAGCGGGTTCATCGTGAAGAATGATGTTTTGCCTTTAGACCATTGCCCCCATGCATTGCGATTTTTACTCATGATTGCCACCCGCTTTTACTAAATTAGTTTTTTCAGTCGCAGATGCTGGAATACTAAGTTTTTTGAGTAAAACCTTATTTTCTTCACGACATAGATGCAGCATTTTCCATAGTTCAAATGCCAATGAAATGGCTAACTTCTGGTAGCCATCAATTGCGTCGTAAATAAATACGTCATTGCCGTATTGTTGGATCAAAATTGAATATTGTTCTTGATTTCTCAACCACTGCTCAAACTCAAGTCTTAACTGCTTTATGTATTCTTGTGGTGTAAGTTCTACATATTTTTCAGGACACATAAATGGAGTGCCTTGTTCCAATTGTCCATAGACATAACCATTTTCGTGTCTATCAACTCTGGCAAATCCTTTGATTTGCTTTCCTGAGAACTCAGTTCTTGAGTCACTGATAAAATCTACATAGACTCTCGCGCCTTTTGTGAATTGCTTTGAGTTCGTTTCTGTTTGCTCTGTCTCTTGAAGATGCTTTTGAATCATGCTGTACCACCAATATGTTTAATAACGGTTTTCGGGACATTCAGACCATCACGCTCACAAGCTTCTAAATATTCGTTTGGTTGATCAAAAGGATCAGGCCATGGTTCCTGTACTGCTGGAACAATAGTTTTAGCTTTAAGCTCAAGTTTCTGTGGTTGTTTGATCTCTCTATTACGAATATTTAGCTTTTGCTTCAATGCGTTAAGACGCTCTAAAGCATCATCATTCGACACAGGAACATGATCTTTTTTGTTATGTTCCAATTGTTTTGGCGGGACATACATTTCTTGAGTTCGGCCTATAAGTTGAGCCTTCGCCACAAATGCATTGTAAGTATTAATAAATTGTTCCCGTGCTGGTTTCATATAACCATCAGTGATTAAGTGCTGTACTTCATCCAAAGCAACTTTCGTAATTTGAGTGATTTGAACACTTTTATCTGCTGTAAATCGACATGCACGCGCCCAAGCTTCATCTGCTGACATCCAAGTTTCACCTATGCACCAATCGCGGAAATCAGAGAACGAAGGCATGAACTTACCGCCCGATTTCAATAGTCTGTTTCGTGCCCGTTCAAACTGATCAACATTGACATCACAAAGGGATTCCATTGCTCTTGATTCAATAAACGACATCGGTACAGCCATTTCACCCGATGTTGGAAAATTTCTATTGAATTGCGAAGCATGTAACACACGTAAATCTAAAATGAGCTGACGAATTTCTTTGATCGTAATTTTATGCATGTCCGTACTCCAAATTAGCTATCTGCTTTTTTGATGGAGTCACGTCCACTATGACGTTTTCGCTTTGTTCTTCATCGAGAATGCGCTCAAAATAGCCCTTAGCTGGTTGATCAGTATTTACAGATTGATTTGCTTTAGTTTGTTTTTCACGACGTTTAATCACGTCTTGAATATTGTTTTGAATCCAAGTAAGCCATTTCACAAACCAAATACTAGGTGTGTTCTTTTCGTTCTTAGCTGAAAAGAAATCACAATAACCTTGAAGCAAAGTTTGAAAGTCAGTTGATGAAATTGATTCGTGTCTTGACTCTGCAAGATCAAAAAAATCCATTTGAAATTGTTGATAGTGATTAGCAAGTTCAAGTAGTGAGTACGATCCATTGTCATCGGGTTGATACGTCGAGAACTGAATCGGGACAAAGTTAACTTTTCCCTCGCCCGTGTTATTACAATTACTATCTTGGTTTTTGGTTAGTGGTTCTTGGTTAGTGGTTATTGGTTTAGGCTTTTTTTGGGTTTTGTTTGGGTTTTCTTGGTTAAGCGGTGGGTTTATTTCGCTTTCAGTTGGGTTTTCTTGGGTTTGTTCAATTGGTTGTTCACCCTGTTCAGATTCACCCGAAACATTTCCAGTTTTAGGTTTGTTTTTTGATCCTTTAGGACGACCACCTTGCTTTCCATTTTCTGACTGTTTAGCTAAATAAGCTTTATATGCGATTAAATCTTCTTGTATATGATTTTGAATGAAGAAGCCTTGCTCATTCTTAACGAAGAATTTTTTCAACACAAACTTAACTGCTGCAATTTCATCATCAGTTTCAGCCCATACCCAATCAATCGCTTCTTCTTCAGTTGGAAATGATTCACGGTCATAACAAGCATCTATAAGCAAGTTATAAACGCCATGCTGTAAAATATTAAGGCGACCTGCTTTACGATGGTAATCACCAATTTTCTTTTCGTAGTAATGCACTAGAACGCCTCCATAAATAAATCTTGTTGATCTGGCATTTTTGAACTAATGCCATCTTTTACAAACTGGCATCTTTTTTGAGCAATTTCGAAATACTCTGCTTCACGTTCAATGCCAATAAAGCTAAAACCTTCTAAAATGGCTGCTTTTCCTGTGCTACCAGACCCCATAAACGGATCAAGCACCACACCACCTTTAGGCGTTACTAATCTGCACAAATAGCGCATCAATTGAGTGGGTTTTACAGTTGGATGGAAATTTCCATTGCGCTTAGACCAATCAACATTTTCACAATCTCGCATTGTTGAGTTCATCTGTAGCATTGGATTATTAGAGCTTTCAGTTCCTTCGTTTCGATCTGTGCGATTCGCCTTGGCACAATAGAAAAATCTAGCAGCAGATTTATCGTTTTCAATTCGAGCAACATGATCTAGTGCTGGTCGCATACCTCCATAAATTCCATTTGGAGATTGGCGGCTAGAATCTTGTTTTCTCAAATCACCTTGTTGCCCAGCAGCTTGAGGAAAGTACGATCTAACCTCATCACTACCATCGTGAATTAGATTTGCTGGAAATCTACCTAATTGGTTTTGAACATATACAGTGTCGCGGGTAGCTTCATTATCAGAGTTATAAGCATTGCCTTTAATGTTGTTATTTTTAGTACTGGCAATTTCATCAGCCGTTTGAACACGGCATTCGTCTATATTTATTACACCTGTACCATATAACTCAACATTTTGAACGACTGTACCAATTATAGGTTTACGAGCGAATGTTATTGGCTCGAGCGCTGGTTTTAATGCTGTACCCCAGCCTTGCCATTCACCACTTAGATTATGAGACTTTGGAAAGCCTGAACCATAAATCCAAGCAATCATGTCTCTAATCTCAAAACCTGCATCTTCAATATTGCAAGCCATTCGATGCTGTGTACGTGTACCAGCAAACGCTAATAAATGCCCACCTGGTTTAAGAACGCGAATACATTCTTGCCATATTTCAATGTTTGGTACTTCACAATCCCATTTTTTACCCATGAACTTAAGTCCATAAGGCGGATCAGTAACAATGCTGTCTATTGAGTTATCTTCAATATTCTTGAGTTCAATTAGACAGTCATTGTTTAATAGTTTTAATAAATTCATCCGACCACCTTTACAAACGGATTGTTTGCTTGTGCTATAGCTGCCATTGGATAAGGTGAAACGCTGTTGCCACACATATGCACTTGATCAGTTTTTGTTAATGATTTGCCATCATGCCCATACTCGATAATGTACGAATCAGGAAAACCTTGCCCTTTGTATAACTCTCTTGGTTTAAGCATACGCATTCGAATATCGACAATTACCCAAGGCTCATCCTTGATCCAAACCGTGACTAGAGCTAAACGATCTTTTGTTGTGAGAGTGTCTATTGGTGCAGTGATGTCACGAGCATCACCATTCCCATAGAAATTGATTAAAAACGCTGCTACTTGCAAAGCACTTTCATAGTTTTCTTTACTTAAAGTCGCACTAACAATACTGTGCCGATTTTCGGTTGTAATTGTCCTTAGTGGGCTATCAAGTGAATCTGCTCTATGATCTGAATTTGTTTTGTCACCATAAAAAGCTTGAGTAAATACCGCTGAAACAAATTGCTGCTGACTACCTGTGTTTGTAATCGTTGATAACGGTTCGAAAAGATGTCGTCCATCTGTTTCATTAAATCCACCATTAGCTTGCATCATGTAGGCTGCAACTAAATTTCTACTTGAACCCGATGCCGTAATCGTTCCTAAAGGGTCCTGAATATTGTCACAACCATCACTCCATCGAGGATTATCTGTCGTACCCTCTCCATGCCCAGCATGAATAAGCAATGGAGCAACTAAACCATGATGACCACCTTTGACCTGTGCACAGATTGTCGATAATGGTTGTTCAATAGACCAATTACGTTGTTGCGAAGCATTAGCAAATTCTGTGAGAAATGGCGCAATAATTGGACTAACCAAGGCGCTATGACCACCAAATGCAGATGTTGTAGTCGCAAGAGGTTCAGTGATTGGATGCCCTGTTGAACTTCCAAAGTCACGACTGATAAATGGCAATGATGACTCAACCAAATAAGGCTTATCTGCTTCTAAAACAAATTTCTTAAGACCGCGAGCAATCCTTTTTAAAGTTGCCTCTGCCAATGGTTTTGGTCGATTGAAAATAGATTTCCCTAAGTCACTAAAATCTATAATTTCAGCAGCAGCACGCCATTTTTGCTTTTTCTTAGTAACCTTCGTAATTTTTGATTTCTTAATATGTGTTGGCTCAGGCCAAACGATTGGTTGTCCATCACATCGAGCAATGACAAATAATCGCTCACGGGTAGTTGGAGCACCAAAATCAGCGGCAACAAGCTTTTTCCACTCAACCACGTAACCCAATCGCTCAAGATGCCGAACAAATTGCTTCCACGTTTTACCGATTCTTTTAGGGTCAGGTACCAAGAATTGATTGTTTCGTGGTACATATTCACCAGGTTCTGCAACCCGATACTGTTTTTTCCCATTAATAATTATTTTATCTAAGGTCACAACGCGCCCTGTGGCTTTGTCTCTTTTTGCAATCAATGGCCCCCAATTAAGCATCTGCTTAACATTTTCCATTGAGATAATGTCTGGTTTTACCTTGCCAGCAAATTTAGGAATGACCCAACCTAAATCACGAATCTCTTTTTTCCGTGGTTGACCACCAGCAGCTTGGGAATGATGAGTACAATCTGGACTTGCATGAAACCAACCAACCGGGTACCCCTCACAGATTTCCACAGGATCTACTGCAAAAACATCCTGAACATAATGCTTAGCATGAGGATGATTTGCCTCATGCATTGATAAGGCTTTAGGATTGTGATTTACGGCTGCAAAGACGCTGCGATTTAAACCCATTTCTAAACCAGTGCTGGCACCACCGCCACCAGCAAAGAAATCTACAATGATTTTTTCAGAGAAATTTAAATCAAATTGAGTTTTAAAGGCAGTTGAGTACTCTACAAAACTAGTCATAGAGCACCTTCCCGTGCTTCATCAGCAACAACAACGAAAATATTCTCTCCATGGAAATTGATTAGGTTTGAAGCAAACAAAGATGATTCAATTTGGTCGCAAACGTGATCTTGCAATTGATTTTCAAAAGCTAAACGTACTTTCCAATCTTCTCGCCATACAACTGATTCTGGTGACTCGGCGCGTACTGCTTCTTGTTGCATTTCCAAAAGCAATGAAATTGCAGCTTTGTGATAATGAAATGGAGCTATGAGATTTTGATGGTTCAGTCTGTGCATTTTCATGATTTCGCACCTACCAAAACTTGTAGACGTTCATTATCGAATTTGCTTCGACAGTTTTTAGTTAAACGCAACCAAAGCAGATATGCACCATCAGCTTGATCATCAAAAGAATTTGCTTCTTTAACGTTATTATCAGCTTCTGCTATAGCTTTCTGATTGTTAAAAAATTCAATTTGATCAATCGTATTTTGAGTAAGGAGAGAATATGAAAAACAGACCTCATTTGATGAATCAAGATCATCAAGAACTAATGGCTGGTATGTTTCCAATACGGTTCTAAGTGCATCTAAACTAATGCTCGTTTCAACGGCTTTTGAAAACCCTGGTATCCGCAGCTCTTGGTGCGCCCAATCACCATCTACCCAAACATTAATTGATTTATTTCGAAAATCGATCTTTTCAAAATAACGATCATAGTGGGTTGAACCTTGCGGTGCTTGTTCAATGATATATTTGATGGCTTTAATGCCACCGAATATTTCTAAAAAGTAGCTATTACAAGCTTGTTGAAGATCAACAAGAGATAGTAAGTTTTCTCTAACTTTAGAATCGTAATAGTATTTTTTTTCAATTGAGTAAAAATCGAAAGAATCTGGATTATCTTGCAAAATGCTCAATGCATTTTTGATACCCCCCACAGAACTCAAAAGTTGTAGATGATTCTTAACGAAACTTTCTTTTTGAGATTCTGGAATGATGCAGTGATTACACTGTTCACCATTCTTCTTAAAATCAGTACATTTGTCTGCACAGCGATGATCTGTTAGAGTTATTGAGTTCATTTGTACCTCGAAAATAAATGAATAAAATTTTTAACCGCTTCTTGTTGGCGCAGGAGGCGGTTAGACCAAACCTTCATTGGTTAATTTTTCTATTACCCAAGCCTCTCCTTTTGTTGTGAACATCGGCTGTGAAAAACCGAGTTCAGTTTGTTTAACTTCTCCAAAGCCCTTATCAATAAACCACTGCTGAAATAAACGAGCTCGTTTAACGCCTTTGTGGTAAACATTAAAAATGTCTAATAGTTGGTTCATTTTTACGGCTGAAATTTTTATTTTTTGTGCTACCTGTGATGCATTCAGTAATGTAGAACGCTCAACTACCTTGTCGTAATACTCAACTTTTGGAGCTGCAAGTTCTAATTGACGTGCTTGATCAGCAGCAAGTTGTAATGCCTCAGAAAATGATTGAGGAATAGCTGGTTTTTTAAGTGCTTCTTCCAAAGCTGTCATTCGATCAAAAACAGCCGCTTGTAATTCATAGCTATATGACATAGCCATGAGACATGCCTCACGTTTCGGAAAACTAAAAATGCTGTAAGTTTGACCATTTTGAGGATGGATATAGGGTGTACGAAATTTTTCACCTACCCCTTCACCTAAGACTTTAGGTACTTTCACCATAAAATCAGCATGACGCAAAAGAGGCTCATTCTTTTCTTTACGGAATGCATTAATGAAACTGACAATCTCAATGGAGCTCATTGTTACCTGATTAGGACAATCTAAACTTTGCACCAAACTACTCATTTCTAGTCAACCTCACTCAATTACGTGATTTTTATTGTTTCCGTTCGATTAGATCGAATTGTTCTCTTTCAATCCCTGTCACCTCTGACATAAGCTCTGCATCATCTTCACAACGCTTCTTATCTAAAGTGACTAACCAACGTAAATATTGGCTGTTTGACCAGCCCCTCTCTAACGCCTGTCTAGCTACATGCTTGGAAAGTTCATCTGTTAAGTGTGTGGGTATACACACAGTTTTCTTGCTCATTTTTAAAAGCTCTAAGTACTTGCTCTTCCATTTGCTCACGTTTAATCCCTACAATCTTTTGATTAAGCAGATTTTTTCTGCTTAACAAGCATGGCATCAATAACATTCAATACTTGTTCAGGAATGCCATTTGATCGCCATTTACTAATTTGCCCCTTACTGCGCTTAAATCTTTCAGCAAGCTCTTTATCAGTTGTGACATTAAGCAATGCCTTTAGCTCATCCACAGTCATAGTTTACCCTAATAAACTTAAAGTTTATAAAAGTAAACCATAAGTTTATTTTAAGGTCAATACTTGAGTTTACTATAAGAAACCAAGAACCATACTTTTGGAAATTCTTTATGAGTACAATTTCAGATCGCATCGCTACTCGAATGCGTGAATTAAATATCAAACAAGTAGATTTAATTAATACTTATGGTTTATCGAAAGGTACTGTTTCCAAGTGGGTCTCTGGTACAAATACACCAAATGGTGAGAACCTGACTAAACTGGCTAAAATATTAAAGACAACAGAAGCATGGATTATTAATGGTGAAATTAAAGAAAAATCCAATGCCTCTATAAGTAGCATGGAAGTTGAAGTTTATGAGGAAGGCGATCCTGTACCAGATGGTTATGTAGCAATTGATTATTATGATGATGTCTATGTAAGCGCTGGGAATGGTTATTTAAATTTAGAAAAACCAAGCGATAAGAAAATGCTCTTTCCTGTAGATTTAGTTAGAGAGTGCAATGTCAAACCAGATACAACAAAAGTGATCCATGTACGTGGTGAAAGTATGTTTCCAAAACTAAAAGATGGACAAGCTATATCTATTGATATGTCAGCAAAAAATATTTTTGATGGAGAGATTTACGCCTTCCAAGTCGGAGATGACACCAAAATCAAATATCTTTATAACTGGAATGATCAAGGTAAAGGTGGGTTTAAAGCAGTTTCGGCTAACCCAGATAAAATTCAATATCCAGATGAATTTTACTCGCCTCAACGCATTGAATCTGAAGGTATCTTTGTAGTTGGTCAGTACTGGTGGAAACAAGTTGTAAAGAGGATTAGGCGCTAATTCATATTTATAAAAGCTAGATTCTCTTTACTTAGGTTAAAAATCATGCCAAATAATCAGTTTTCAGTTAGTGAAATAAATTCATTTGATTTACAAGGGAAAAATGCTGCTCTTATGATGTTTGTGAATCAAATTATTCATTCAAACCCAAATTTGGCAGCATCAATTTTAATCAGCATCAAAGAAATATCTGACCAACAGAATCCAGTTATTCAAAAATTATTTGTTTTAGACTACTTTGAGACTCCAGAAGTAGCATCTGAGGCCATAAGTGTTGTGTTACAGGGTTTTAATGATGAGCTTAATAAGCTTATTGATTTAACAATTCAAAGAATGGAGGGATAGCTAATTTGTTCCAACTTTCTCCTTAATTCGTTCACAGAAACATCACCTCTTTTAATGCTGTTAAGTTGAATTTTTTGTCTATAATTATCCTGCATTTTCTGCATCAAGACGGCAATATCCTCAAACATGAGAGATGACTTTTTAATATTTCTCAACTCGCCAGCTTGTTTTTCAAGCCATTTAATATGACGATCTTTCTTTTTCCGATTTCTATATTTTTGGCTCATAAGCTTAATAAACTCCAAACAACCTGACCTTATGTCAGGTTTTCTTTTGCCTATTAAAGCACAAAGTTTCCCTTAGGAAAAATAAATGTTTCCTTTAGTAAATTATTTCTTGACACAAAAGTTTCCTTTGATAAACTAAATTCACCAACAACAAAAACCTAAAGTTAGGTGACTGAAAATGAAATCAACCGATCATAACCAATTTATCGATGACATTGACGGTGGTGTCTTTGCTCAACAATTAGGCTATGCAATCAGTGAAGTTGCATCAGCAACCGTTGATAATGACGGCAAAGGTGAAATTAACGTCAAGATCAAATTCTCAAAAGGTGTCGGTGCAAACAGCGTCACAATTGAGCACAAATTAACATCAAATACCCCCTTTCCAGATGGCAATAAAATTGAAAATCACGGTGCAAAAACATCAATGCATGTCAATAAAGACGGTGATGTATCTCTTTTTGCAAATCACACAGCTCAACTTTTTGAAGATGCATAAGGCCTCTTCTTAACTCCCCCAAAACCTTTGTAAAGGAAAAAATCATGTCATTAGAAAAAAGTGAAGTTGCAGCAGTTGTTGAACATTGTTCACCTGTAATGGATTTAGACCGTGGCGGGCTTCAAGCTGTTCATGAGAATTTCAAAATTCATAATTTGGAAATTCATCAAAATGGTCGAAATCGCATTCGTGGCATCTTTGCAACACCAATCTTCGCAGATTTTGCAAAATACATTGCTGATGCACCAACGATTGGACCAGTGCCAGTATTCGTATCTCGTGATGATGTTAAAGCTGTTGCTGTATTGAATTATAGTGAAAAAGGCTTTGACCAAGGTCATTGCGACCACACAGCAACATTACAACTTGATCCGACTGTAGTTTGGAAAAAGTTAAATCAACTTAAAGATACAAAGCTTGACCAAAAACGCTTTGCAACCTTTCTTGAAGATTGGGCAACTGTTCTTACCGCACTTGATGCAGATGACAAAGAAATCAATATTAAAGAAGCAATTGTCGCTGTACGAAATATGAAGGTTGATATTAACACCTCAAGTGATGCTGAGGTTGAAAACACTCGTGAAGTCCGTACAGCTCAGGCGGATATTGCAGCTAAGGCCAAAAAAGGGCAATTACCAGCAAAATTCAAGATTCTCGATACCGCTTATGTTGGTTTGGAAGCTAAAACAATTGAGTTGCGTTTAATCGTTAACGGTAGTAGCGGTGAACCTGTATTCGCGCTCCAAATCGTAAAAGAAGAAATTTTAAGTAATGACATCATTCAAGAATTTAAGGTTCTCGTTACAAACCTTCTTCCAGATCATCAAGTTTTAATTGGTACGTTTCAAGCGTAATACTTAAATAAAAGCCAAAAAAAGCCCTGCTAATCTTGGCGGATTCAGGGCTTCTTAAGGTCAACCTTCATTGCTTTAAGCAAGAAAATTATGGAACGAGAGCATTATGGAACAAAAGCTTTCTCAAAACAACATTACATTTAGTATCTCTAATGTAATGAAAATTACCGCTGTAATAGCGTTAATGACTTTGCTTGGACTATTTTTTTTAGCTGAGCCAAGAAAGATTGAACATACGACTCAGAATGATTCAATTCCTGATATTCAAACATCCACTTATGGTATTTCGCTTCTTTCAATTACATCAAAAAATACTGGGACAGGATTAATCAATCTTGATGGTTACTTAGTACCAGTAGATTTCAAATTTGAAACCTATCCAAGTGACTACGGTATAGAAGAAACCGCGTTCACAGCTGTAGATATTACAAACTTAGAAATTGGTCAAATCACTGATAGAAACGGAAATCATATCGATGACTTCACCAATTTTCAGGATCACAAGAGAATCAATGAAGCATTAAAAAACTTCATTGAAGCTAATAAACTCGTGGAGGTTCGCTAATGTCATCGACTATTAAACAGCAGATCAACTCTACATTTGAGGCTTTTAGTCAAAATATCGGCCCTGCTCAAGTTCTTGAGTCACTTAGTAAAGGCATCGGTATTGAATATGCAGAGGTTGAAACATCAGACTGGACATTCATAGAGAAGAATTGCCCTATTTCTATTGCTGATATTTACGGTGGTTTTCTAAAATTCCGTTACTCAATGAAAACTTATGAAACTCAGCGCCATAAAGAAAAATCATCAAAGTATTTTTGCGAATTTTTAAATATTGATGGTGATGGCAATGAGCGATATCGCGTAGGTTTTGATAACTATTCAGTATATGTTCTGAAGAAGAATCCTGTTTCTAAGTTACCAGCTGGTCTAAGTAAGCACTTAACTTGGGGAACCAAGTTAAACGGATTTGATTTTTATATTGAACGTAATGGTCAATTAATCCCGACAACACCTTCTGAAAAAGTGACACCTCATCTATATAAAGCCCGTCAAGCTAAAGAATTAGCTCGTCGTTGCCAGTATTTAGATGAAAAGGGTTTCTTTGAAAGTGAACCACGTCAACGTAAAACTTTGGGTTAGGAGGTTGTGAACATGGGAAATTCAAGCAACCAAAACATGCATTTATGGCATTCAGTTTGTATTACTGATCCTACACAAACCAAAAAGATTGAAGGTAAACCATATAAAGGCACCTCTCCTAAAGCATATTGGTTAATTCAAAGGGCTACTGAGACTTTCGGACCCATTGGTCATGGTTGGGGCGTAGATGTTAAAGATCATGGCTTTCAAAAAATTGATGATCTGACTATCCATCATTGGATAGTAATCACCCTTTGGTACATGAAAGATGGTCAAAAATGTTGTGTTGATCAAACTGCTGGTTCTAAAGCTATGTATAAGGCAAGCACTGGAATGGTTTATGACGAAGATGCAATTAAAAAGTCAAAAACCAATGCAACGGTTAAAGCTTTGAGCCTTCTTGGATTTGCAGGTGATATTCATGCTGGATACTGGAATGCACCTGGTTATCAGCAAAAAGCTTACGACCACTATTACAGTAATTCACAGCCTATAAATTCAAATCAGCAATCTCAACAGCAACAGGCCACAGCTGTTAAAGAAACTAAAGACGTTCAACAAAACGTGAGTGAATCCAGACCTAAACGCACTGAAAACCAGCTTTTTAATGATGCAATTTCAGCAATTAACAAAGCTACTGATACTTCCGTTTTAGATGCTGCATATAACCGTTTTAAAGGCACGACTTTCGAAAAAGCCATCGTTGCAGCATGTAAGAACAAAAAAACTCATGAGCGATGGGGCCAAGCCTAAATTTTGGTGCCCTTCTCTAAAGTTATCTATTAAATATTGGAAAAGTAAATGAATACAAAAGTTAATTTGCCTATATACACCGAACAACAAGTCAAAGCGATTGTTCGCTCAATTATCGAGTCTAAAGATAGCAATATCTATAACGAAGTTGTGCAAGTTTTCGAAAAGCCACTAATTGAGGAATTATTAATTCAAGAACGTGGTAATCAAACACGGGTGGCACTCCGATTAGGTCTAAACCGCGGTACTCTTCGCAAAAAGTTATACACACATGGTATTTTGAATGAGGGTAATGTCTAATGGAATACAAAATACTTGTGCCACTAGCACTACTTCGAGCTGCTCTAATTGCTTCTAAAGATGAAGATGAATTTGATTTTAGAAATCTAGATGCCATTGCTATCAACAAAGGACATATTGTCGCAACAGATGGATGCTTTCTTTTTTATGCAAAATTGGGAAATGTAGAAAATGAAATTTCTTTTATTATTCCAAAAGCATATGCTCAAAGCTTTGTGAGTAAAACTGAATACTGTTCTGGATTAATCAACTGTCAAATTTCTTACGACAAGGATAAGCAAACTGGATTAATTGAAATCCCGAATCATCATAATGCATATGAAGGTTTTAAAGTATTTCTGTCTGATTCATTTATAGAATGGCAAAAAGTATTACCAGAAGCAGATTCTGAATACCAAGGTTTTGTATGCTTTGGTGGAGATTACATTAAAAAGCTTGAAGAAATTTCAGGAATATTAGGCAGTATTTGTCGCCATAATTTGAAACCAACAGGTATAGACAAAGCAGCAATTATCAATTTTACGTTTAGTGATTTTGAAAATGTAAATGCTGTATTAATGCCTAGAAGCGAGAACCCAGATTCAGAATTATTTTGTGTTGCGATTTCAGATAGTCATGAGGATGAGGTAACACTATTAGCAGCTGCATCCGCGGAATTCGCATTCAAAGCTGCTCAACGCTTACGAAAAGATTTTATCTTTAATCCAAGATTTAATAAAGACCATTCACCTTTTAACGATGGAGCAAGTTGGATTTATCCAGCGGTCTGGAATAGTTCAAAACAAGCTCATGCAGATCAATTAGAAATAACAGAAGAATGGTTTGCAAAACCATTAAAACGTTATGACGATCTCAAATTAGCTATTAAATATATACAAGCAACTAATGATTGTGTTGAATGCTACATCGGTGATAAATCAATCGTAGCTTCAACTGTAGAACAAGTGACTAAGTTCTTTAATGAAAATAAAGCATTAATCAAAACAAAGCTTTGGAGTGTAAATATTCCAGAAGAACCTGATTCAGCATCAATTTTACACCCTGTCCCTTCTCAGAAAATTGGAAAGCAATTAGTACACAGGCTGAAACAAGAAGCATTACAGCAGTTCCCTACTGTTGGTAAATCTATTGCCGAAGCTGTAGCGCTTGAGGTGTGGGAAGGTACTGAAGCTGAACATGCTGAGTATCTCAAAACAAATCCAAACTGGTGGCTTCACACAACTTTTTTGGAGAATATTAATGCTTAATATCCAAAAAATTAAAGTTAAAGCACATGTTCGATATTGGGAGGATACAACCATCAATGATGTTGATGACACCGAAGATGGTAAAAATGTCCCATGCAAACTAGGTGAATTATGGTGCCCAGTAATCAATGTTGACACAGGCATTATTGAGAATTGGGAAATCGGAAAAACTGCCTTTATTCATTACAAAGTAGTTGATGGTTGTGGGTGGGAGTTATTGGATTCAACTAGAAAAGTTATCAAATCACAAGATGAAGGATATGTCCCAAAAACATTATGCCCTGCTGAATGCGGTTATGGTGACTATATCATCATGAATATTGATGTAAATGGTCAGATCGCTAAATGGAAATTTGATTTAGATGATTTTCAGGATGAGGGCGTGTAAATGACTAAATATATTGAGAGAGAGGCTTTTGAGGCTTGGTTTAAAACAACAGGTATGTATGAAGCCCTTATTGAGTACATAGCAACTCATCAGCCTAACTTAAAAAGTGCATTTATTAAGAGTGGTAAGTCGTACAGGAACACAATGGTTAATACGGCTTGGTCCTCTTGGCAAGCAGCCAAAGCCCACGAAGCCAAAAATCACAAAGACTGCGCGGTATTTAAAGAAACTGAATTTGCACTTTTACCTAAAACTATCACACCCGAAATTGAAGAAATTTTAGGAATGCCTTGTTTTAAATTTATAAAAGCAGCCCAAATTTATCGCCTTCATGGATTTGATATTCAACCTAAGGCAGAAAAAGAACAAGCCTTTTTTATATTTAAAATTCTACATTTGGCCTTGCTTCATGGAGATAAATGTTTTGATGTTTTTGAGGCTGAAACTAAAGAAATGGTAATAGCAGCAAGGGATAAAAATCATGAGTAATTTACAAGATAAAATTGAATTAATCATCCGTGATATTTGCGAGCTGTCTGACAGATCTAGCCCTGAAGAATATCCCGACCACCTACTTGTCTTACCTGAAGAACTTGAAATGTTTATTAGCCAACGTATGGCAGAATGTTTCCCAAATATTTTAGAGGCAGCTACAGAAATCTGGTGTGACAACGGCATGGTTAATCGTCATGAACCATACGGTGTAAAAGTTGAGTTATTAAACCAATGGTTAATGACTTTAGACAGCAATGAATTAATGCTGGCTGAAACTGAGCTATCTAAATTAAGCGAAGATGATCTTCACACTCTTTGTTGCGGTGAAGAATCTGAACAAGAACGGATTGGCTCAACTTTCATTAATGAATTTCTGGATAAAATTTTTGATGAGGAATATGCAGCAAAAGTGGAGGTTGGCCAATAATGTATAACTCAAAATTTAAAATTGATGAAAAAGTCATTCTTCCTGATTCTAGCGAAGCTGCATGGCCTATTAATGTAACGGCTTGGCAGTCGAATACTGGACATATATTTCTGGATGAAAAAGTAGCTAGATATGATGGTTCAACACATAGCCTTTGCAAGCGTGGACATCTATCTCCTAAACAAGGGTATTGTGCAGAATGCGTTCCTCTTAATAACCAGGAAGAATATGCAACCTACCCAAAGCAAAAGTGGAATGATGAACCCTTATATTCAATGGCTCTGGACCAATGGTATTTTGATAAAAATTCAGTAATAGATGTTATGCGTGAAACTGGTCAATCAGCTCAGGAACTAATGCTTGTAATTGGTGAACCTAAAAATGCATATGAAATTGATCCAGACGAATATTTTGAAGAACATTTACCTGATGGAATAAATGTACCAGATGAAATCGCAGAAGCTTTTAACACCTTAAATGATGCTATTAGGAACTGTGCAAATCCATTGTGTTACTACCCTTCTAACATAGCAGTATTAATTGAGGAGGTATAAAATGGCGCGTTTGACTAAATTAGATCATATGACTTCTGAGGAAAAAGCTGCGGAGGCTATTAAATTTTGGGCGGCCCCCAAAGATGCAACATTCACTCCCGAAGTTTTGGCAATTGTTTATAAAAAATCTTTGTCATGGTTCCAGCTTAAACGCTGTGCTGGTGGAGGTATTCCATTCAGCAAAGAAGGCCGAACCATCTTGTATAAGAAACAAGATGCCATTGATTACTTCTCCAAAGAGACACATCAAAGTACATCATCAGCCGCTTATATTTAGCGGCTTTTTTCTATGTAGGCGTGTAGGCACTGTGTAGGCACTCTTGATAAAATCGTGTAGGCGCTATGTAGGCATTTGGAATATTGCGAATTGGTGTGTATTATTGCGAATTATTGCAGAATTTAGAAAATATTATTTAAAATTAAAAGCTTAGATAGAAAATTTATTGCGAATTATTGTTTGTTGTTGTCTATTATTGTCTAAACTTTTTTGTAACAGATGGATTATGAGTCCGCTGCTCTAACCAACTGAGCTATAGGCCCTATACTTTGTAACTTATTGTATTCACTACAATTCAGCTTGAGACCAATATTAGCTAAATTCAAATTTAATTACAAGTTATTTCTTGAGTAGACCCATAGTAGACCGCAGAAATTACTGTAATATGTAGCTATATATTGTCAAGCCTAGCGGATTCTAGCCCATGTCAGCAAACCGAGTAAAGCTTACAAAGTCATTTATTGATCAACTCGAACTAAAACCTGCTATTTTTCGTGATAGTGAGTTAATTGGTTTTGCTGTACGGGTTAATACCTCATATAAAACATATATCGTTGAGAAAAAGGTAAATGGCAGGTCTACTCGGTCTACTTTGGGTATTCACGGTCAAATAACACTTGCTCAAGCAAGAGTATTGGCTCAAGAAGCCTTACTTGAAATGACGAAAGGTGTAAATCTTAATGAGAAGAAAAAGAATCGTATTACGGACGCAGAGAAGCTCTATCAGGTAAAGCAACAGCAACCGACTCTCTTTGAAGCCTACAGTGTTTATATTGATGAGCGAGAGCTAAAACCACGTACGCTAGATGACTATAGTGACGTTATTAATGGCTACTTATCTGATTGGAAAGATATCAAATTAAAAGATATCAACCGCAAGATGATTCAGGATAAACATAAAGAATTATCCGAACGCAGTAAGGCTCAAGCAAATATGGTGATGCGAGTTTTTCGCGCGATTTATAATTTCTCAATAGAACATTATTTAGATGATGATGAGAATCCAATTCTTCCACCTATCAATCCTGTGCGTACGCTAACTGCAAAAAAAGCTTGGAATAAAATTAAAAGAAGAAAAACATATATTAATGAAGATAAATTACCTGACTGGATTAACGCTGTATTAAATTTTCATGATCGTGGTCAAAAACTTGAGACTAACAAAGATTTCCTGCTCACCTTGATTTTGACTGGCTTTAGACGAGAAGAATGTGAATCACTCGCTTGGTCTGCAATTGATCTTAAATACGGCTTTATCACTTCAATAGATCCCAAAAACAATGAGCCGCATACATTACCTATGGGCGATTATTTATGGGCAATGATGAAAAAAAGAAGAACAGCTATAAATACAGAATGGGTCTTCCCTTCTGCAAAATCAGTTTCTGGCCATATTACAAATATTTCTAAGGTGCGGAATAAAATCAACGAGAGCTGCGGTATACCTTTCACTTTCCATGATCTTCGTAGAACGTTCGGCTCAATTGCTGAAGGTTTAGATTATGGGAAATATACGATCAAAAAACTGCTGAATCATAAAGAAGAAGATGATCGAGACGTAACGGCTGGATATGTACAAGTAAGCGATAAAAAGCTAAGGGCTGCTATGAATGAAATTGAAGATATTGTTTTAGGACCAAATAAAATTTTTAAATGATTTCGCTACAACTTTGAAACCAATGCTAGGCAATGATGTATGAAAAAGTTATATCTTCAACTAATAACTAACTAAATGAATCATACTTTTTTTGAACAATTTTTTAGAAATATGGATGCACTTTTTGAGGCAATCGGATAGTAAAATTATCAGATAAACCTCTCTTGCCAACGTATAAAAAACATACTATACATTGTCACTGCTCTTATGTTTAAAGAGCTTTATTTCAATACAAAACAAAAATTTAAACTTTCTAGAGAGAAAATAAGATGACTACAAAACTTGTTTGTTATGGTGGGCACAGCAAATATATGTCTGATGAACTAAATCGTACCGAAGCTTATACTTTAAGTGTGGTTGAGCATGTTCTTGGATCAAATCAATTTTTTGTTGAAGAATCAAAAGATAATTATACCGAAGAGTTAATTAATAAGTTAAAGGAAGAAAATTATCTGATTTCAGAAAATCTATTCACGCGACTTGTTGATGACGGCTTTGCTGTTAAAAGTGCAGTTTTTTCAGTTGATGATCTGCATAAAACAATCAACGATTGTAAAAAACACACTTCTCAAGAGTGGGAAATTTTAGACGAGAAGTATAAGAAGTAATATTTAGAAAAAAGCACACTTTCATAGTGTGCTTTTTTCTTGTTAATTATATTAATAAAGGTTGTAATTGACTTTTTAACTCCTCAACTTTATGCCTTGCTTTTGGTTTATACTGTTTACCAACTAGGCATAATGTTCGCCCCGCATTTGATGCGACATCTGATAGCTTTTCTAACTCAAGTACAGCTTTATTAAATTGGTTGAATAAACCAAATGTCGATTGCCTCAATTCTTTCTCACAGTTAATAAAGTAACGGCGAGCTATGCGACCTTGTTCGTTGTTTTCAACCATTGAGAGTTCTTTAGCTACGTCAAGAGTAAGAAAGTATTCGATACTTTTTGTATTCCCCTTACGAATTGTGTTCCCATATTTCCTTATCGTTTCAGAAATTTGTGGAACGATAGAATAATCTTCGTTTTCAATAAATTTATATGTTGCAATTCGCTCTTTAATCCAGTCAGCAAATTGACGTTTGCTACCAAGCCATTTATGTAACTCACGAGCATCAACACATGGCTGAATCTCACCAGCAATTGAGGCATCGACAACTGGAATTAAAGCATTGTCTAAAGTTTGGAATTTTTGCATATGCAAAACCTCTTATAAAGAGTTCCGTTTAGCGGCAAATCCAGAAAGAACAGAGATAAAAATAAGTTTTCTTAGTATTTTCAATTAATCCATTAACAGTCCACCTCACCAAACAATATGTTTAGTGAATTAAACTGAAAAGTTCACCAAATTAAACAAAATGTTTACTTGCTTAAATCGGTGGTCTAATATTAACTAAGTTAAGTTAGTTTTTAATCTTTACATCTAAGTTCTCTTAGTTAGTGCCATCCAACGGCGATTAAAAATTTCGGTATTTCGTAATTGCCGTTACTGAATACCACCTGAACCACAAAAAAGATCAAGTATTGCCGTACTTGGTCTTTTTTCTTTTGAGCACATGAGCAAAAAACTTGGCTCGCTTACTCTTTGATTTGGCTCTATGATTTACTGTATAAGAGTTACGCTTAAATGGCTACCCTTGACATCTAACAAGTGCGTTAAATCTTGTCGTGCAATATCATTGATATGCTATTATTTTATTCATTATTGAATAATACTGTTATTTACAAATTAGAATTACTCTTATCTGAATGATCATCATAGTTTGTTCGCTTTAGTCCGTTTTAGTTCGTTTCATTCTGTTTTCATCTGCTGATTTAATGAAATCTCCAATAAAGTAAATAACCTTGCTATCATTCATAATTGAATAATTAAATACTTTTTTAGAAATATTTTTTTACAAAATTACCGCTTTTTAGAGCGGTAATAATTTCATTTGAAAATGAATTGTCAATTATTAAAATTATGAACTGTTATCAACTTCTGCATGATAATGGTTTTCCTGAGATTTACTGAACTCAAGCGAATCCTCAATCATGCTATTTGTTATCTGAAAAAGCCGAGTTAGTTCTTTGAATACAGATTCAGGCACATTATAGACCTTGCTTAGATATTCAATGGTTCGCTCATGTTTGTTCTGTATGGCATCGAGCATCGCTGCGATGTCGGCTACTTGTTCATAAGCCAGTGCAAAGCCTTCGGCTACATCGTTTTCGTCATAAGATTTCATCAGGGTTTTCATTTTTATTCCCCTTATTTATCTATGTTATTCAAAGAAAGAAAATTCGAATATTTTCCATCCATGTGCATCAATCGACTCATTAAATCTTGTAGATCTAAGCTTTCATTTTGCCAGTCATGTGTCTGAACGATTTGAAAGAGTGATACATAGTTGCGTTCGCCCAGTAGTAAACGTGCTTCGTATGCACCATTTTTAAAATGGTCTTGTATGCCATAGCTCATCTTTGGATTTAATTGCTGCATCGCATTACCGAACTCACTCCACCATTGGCTCAACCAAACCATGTGTAAAGCAAGATTTCGGATATTCGCCTCTTCTTCGAGACTCCGTAGTTTCATTGTTTCAAGGAACGTAACTGAGTCATTGAAATGGATAGCCAGTAAATCTTTATAACTTGATACTTTGAAATGTTGATGGTGTCTATGCCACATCTCTGTACGTTTTTTGACGCTACCTTCGCAGCGACGATCGACGATTGCTTTAAGTTCGGCAATTTGACGGTTATTGATTTTGATGCGTGTTTCAAGTTGATGTTGTTTTGGTTGCTCTATTTCTTTTTCCAAAATGTCTAATACCCATTTTCGGAATTCTTTGGAAACTGCAGTCTTTGCAAACATGGAAATAAGATATGCGCCACGTAATGAAAAAATCCGCATACCCAAATTGGGTAACTGTGGATTTTCTATCACTTGCGTCATTTTATTAGTAAATTCATCTGCTTTACGGTTGAAGATTTTACTGACCGCATTTTCCTGTTTATAACCTAAAGTACGAGCTAATTCTGTAGATGTAATCCAAATTTGCTCGTCATTTTGTTGTATAGGATGCAATGTTACGGTATTAAATGTTAGACTATTCATATCAATTTTCTCGCTGAATGTTGGTAACTCGCCCCGTGATCCGCCAAGATTTTTCGGGGCGTTTTAATTTTAAAATAATGTCCACTGGACATATTGCAAATATATATGTCCACTTGATACCATGTCAACAGAATTTATTAGGGCGATGTCATGGGTAAACATTTAGGTGTTGCTTATAATTTGCGTTTACCGCAAGAACTAAAAGATAAAATTGCAGAGTCTGCTAAAGAGCTGAATCGTTCTATGAATGCAGATATTGTGGCACGATTAGAAGATAGTTTTGAGCAAAAAAATCTTAGTAAATTAAACGAAGTTCCATTAGAGCAACTTTTGGCTGCAGTTATGGAAAAATTGGGGAAAAATTCTTTGAGCCTTACTCGTGAAGAAATCGCGCGCGCAAAAGAATTTTAAAAAATAGAGAAAACCTAAGTTTCGTTATTTTTTAGGAATAATATGGCTAGAACAGTTCCTCAATTTAATTTACGTGTTCCGCAAGAACTAAAACAAATAGTTGAAGATGCAGCTAAGAAAAGTGGTCGCTCAATTAATGCAGAAGCAGTTTTTCGTTTGGAGCAAAGTTTTACGCAAGATAAAAAATTACTAGAAATTTCAAGCGTTATGACTAAAACAATGACGAATAGCTTAGAGACAATAGATACCGCTTTAAGTAAAATCGTACACGTATATTTAAAATCTGGATTTGTTATGTATTCTGCTAGTTCCTTTGATGCCGAAGGAAAGATTTACTTCACAAACTTAATTAGTTACATTCACAAGTATAGTGACCAAGACATGTCTGAATTTTTAAATTCCTTAAAAAACAACAGTCATGATGAATACATTAAATCTATAAAAAATGAATATCAATTATATCGAGTTATTGACTTTAAATCTTTAATCATACATGAGCAAACTCATTTTCTAGATTTAACTAGTAGCCTTTGGGGGTTGGAGTTTAGCATTAGGAAAAATAATGTTTTTTTAACAAAAAATAATGTAGAGGAGCAAAAAAATGCATTGAATGTATTTTCATTGAACTATTCAGAATTATTAAAAATGCATCGACCTCTTAATAAAAATGATAATTTATTATTTGATTATAGAAAGGTAATCAACTACAAACATTTTTATTACTACGATGAAAATGTTGGTGTATGTTTAGAAATTCAATTGAATTATAAAAACTCTTCCATTTCAGTTCCAGTGAGCATGTTATCAGTTTTGGAATCACATGCTTTTTCCAATGAGTATTTATCAAAATATATGGATGCTTCTAAAATAAAAAATTTAAAAATCAAGCAAAAAATTATAAACCAAATTCATGAAAACTACATAAACTTTATGAACAATCCAATTTATCATGAATATAATATTTTATTAAAATTAATTGATATCCACTATTCCAAATTTGGTTTAAACATCATACAAAAATTAAAATTATGTTCGGCAATCACGGGTCTTTGTTTGGATATGGGGGGATTAATGATGTCAAGCATAAGTAATGAAATTTATAAAACTATTGGAAGTCATTATAAATACTCGATTAAAGCGGATTGGATGAGAGGTTCAAGTCGTCATATATTGGCAATAAAAATAATTTTACTCATGTTTGATTACATTAAATCATTAAAAAAAGTATCAGAAATACAAAAGATGAAGAATTTATTAAAATATAATCCATTAAATGCTATCAACAATTTTATTGAAAAATTAACAACAAGTTATGAATCTTTAAAAACAATTGAAAAAATAGAGAAAGAAACCTATTTAAATATTTTACAAAAAAAACCTTTCGCAAAAAGCAATATAATTTTTTCTAATTCCTTAGAAAACAATGCTGCCTATATCAATTCACAATATGTCCTTAACAGTCTAAATAATTATAGATTATTAATGATGTTTAGAGATGATGAAGATTTAGTACATAATTTTATTGAGTTCCCATTAACTTTTGCTATTAATATTGAAGTATATTCGAATGAACCTGAAACAGAGGAACTTTCTATTATTGATGAAATACTTACTATTGATAAGTTGAAAAAATTCCATATGGATAACTTAGAAGCTGAAAGAATGGTAAATGCTAATAAGTACTCTGCTAATTTTAATTACGATCCAGCTTTATCATAAAAGAGTTTAGACACTCAAAGTGGCCCTACTCTTTTTATTTTTTCATAATTTGGTTCTTGAATAAAAATCCACAAAGGTAAGTCATTATAATTTTCTGCATAATTATCAGGAATTTGAATGCTAAACTCCGATGGATTTAAAAATGATTCTGTTGCAATCACTTTATCATCTTTAATTGTTAATGTTTTAAAAAATTCAGCTATCATAGAACTTCTCCACCCTAAGTGGGCAAAAGGTTGTCCATCTATTTTTTCTCCTGAATATACAAATCGAACACCGTATACTTTATTATTTTCAATAATTAATTCATGAACATTCTCAATCCAAGAGGAATATCGCATAAAATAAAAGGCTAATTGATTTTCAAGTTCAGTATTTAGCATATTTCCATTACAAAAAATTTCTGTCTTTTTAGGTAAAAATAGAACCTTATTACTATTATCTCTTGGTAATTCATGAGCATTTTCCTCATCAGTAAGAATTCTAATTTCTATATCTGGAGTTGTCGCTAACATACAATCTCCAATTTTAGACATTTCTGATCGTGCCATAGCTTGAATATAATCTATAGTATATTTATCATTTTCATCATTAAATGCTTTTATTGGTAATAAAACCCAATGATTGAAAAGTCTAAAATAAACTGAAATATAAAGTGCTACATTCATAATATCTGCATATTTTTTTAGTTTGTTAAAATATTTTTTCTGCAATTCAAACTTTTTATACGGATCTTTTGAGTTAAAACTTTTTACCTCAACTAATATTTGCTCATCATCATTAAGTATAACTCGATAATCAGGCATTTCGATATCTGATTTTGCTGTAAATAAGTTTCCTGCATCTTCTTGCTTAACTAGCTTTACTGAACCTAGAGCACCTGTAACGTAAGCAAAAAGCATTTCTATGCGTTTACCATGAATTGTTATTGGTGTTTTTTGAGATCCTTCTATACTTTTTCTTATTTCTTTCAAAAAAGTATTTAATGAAGATTCATCTTGAATATTAATAGAATATTTACTTGTGTAAGCAGAGAAAAGTTCAAATGCATCAAACTTTTCAAATTTCCTATTTTGTCTTTTCATATTATTTTGAACTCTTACCTAATATGTTTATAGTTGAGATGAAATTTTCACTATCCAAAAAAGCTTAACCATATTGATTCAAATCACTTTTTATGACTTAATCCATGATTTGTCAAGCAAACTAGTTTTTATAAGACTTTTTCACTAGATTCATTGAGTAAAATACTTAAGTATTGCTAGACTTGAGCTAATATTATGACTTTAAAATAATTTATGAAAATTTTACTTATTTTAGTTTTGGGGTTTACTACCATTCAGGTCTATGCAAAGAAATGTGCTGACTTTAGTACCCAACAAGAAGCTCAATCATGGTACGAGAAAAGAAAGAAATCTGGTCAGACTGGATGGAAAAGCTTAGATCGTGACGGCGATGGTCAAGCATGTGATTGCTTGCCGGGTGGAAATGGCAAGAAATGCCCGAAGAAGAAAAAATAAGGAAAGAACATGAAGTTTAATTTTTCTCTAGATGTGGCTATTGCCCTCACTTTAATTACAGTCTTTCTTTTCACTTCTGGTCAGATTTATTTGAATGGCTATTTAGGTTATTTTTTAGTAGATCCGATAGCCCTTAACTTTTCAGTACAAGACAAAATTTATCTTGGATTTTTTAAAGGAATTAATCAGCTTCTGTACCTTTGTACGGCTTGTTTAATAATGTTTTTCTTAAGATACATTTTTGTTTATTTCGATTTAGCAAAAAAACTTGATACAAAGTTACTTACTTACATACCTAAAAATGAACGTAGTCCCGAGAAAGTTTTGAGAATTCATAACTCGCAACAATATGATGAGTTAGACAAGAATTATTCAGCAGTTGTAATAAACTCATTATTAATATTAGCTTTATTGTGGGGAACTTTTCAGGCGTTCATATATATAGAGAAAAAAAGTAAAATTGTTGCTGAAAAAGTAATGAACAATTTAGATGTTTTACCAAAAATTAAGATTGAAGAACAAAGTGATAAAACTGTTAGATATTTATTAAAATGTGGCTCTACCCTATGTGCTGTGATTGATGAAAAGAAAAATGTCTCTATGGTTGAACCAAAAAATGTTGTGTATTTGAGTTCTAATTTTGATAAAAAAGCATCTTAATGGATAAAAATATGTCAGCATTTTTCATAATCATGGGATTCATCTTAACTTTCTCTGGATTAATCTTTGGCCCATATATATTCCATAAACACATCAGAAACCACCAAGAAAGTCATGCGATGGGCTTTTTATGTATGCTTCCTGGTATGTTTGTTGTGATGCTTGGCTTTTATTTGAGATGAGAAACTGTAGTACTTATACATAGTTGAATTAAGCCCTTCAAAAAGGGCTTTTTTTATTTCTTTAAAAATAATGCCCTCTCTGCTTCACGGCGGCGAACCAAGCCCTTTAACACTTTACTGCCGCCTCTATTCCACTTTGGAAACTCATCTGCTGCAGCTTTATAATCTAAAGCATTCAGATACTTCACTAAGGTCGACGTTTTAAAAGCATTCGTACCGATGTTATAAGCCAAAGAAACCAATGCATCGAATTGATTTTGTGATAGTGGAACACTCACAGAATCATTTACAGCAGTTTGAAAGCGCCTCAAATCATGTTGAAAAAAAGACTTTGCTTGTTCTAAGGTACAACTATCCCCTTTCTTTACAGCAACACCATTTGGATAAATCGTTGTCCCGTAACCGATGGTCCAGACTCCTACACTATCGTCATAAGCTTTCAATCTTAAATCTTCAAAACTGGTGATGAGTTGGATCCCTTCAGAACTTATGGTCATTTCAGAATCAATCGCGATTCCAAGCATATCGGCAACATCATAGGCTGTAGCTACATTGATTAATTTATCAGTGGCATCAACTTGTTTTTGAGTCAGCTTTCCACCACTGATTTTACGTAAATATTCGATGATCGCTTTCATGATTCCTCACCTACTTTTTTGCTAATCATTCGATCTACCCAAAGTGTGCCTTTGAAGCCCACAATACCACCCACAAAGATTGAAAGCTGCATAGGTAACGCTAAATACTCTAATGCACTCACAATCGTTAACGTTAGACATCCGCACAACACAGCTTCTAACCAGTCGATCTTTCCACGTTTCTTGAGTGATCTTAAGATCGCGACAATCACTGACAGAATTACAGCGACCACTGTAAGGTTATGCGCATCTAACCAATCAATTGCATATTTAAAATAATCTTGTATTCACTTTTCTCCAGGTAATAAAAAACCCACTCAAAAGAGTGGGTCGATCATTGTTAAATAGAGTTTTGTTTTAAATTTAATCGAAATTACAAAGGTATTTCACAAATATCTTTGGTACTGGCTGCATAATTTAGAGTAATTTTACTTTTATCTGTAATGAGTTCACCTGAAATGGTTTTACCAATATTCGGGTCTCCTGCAGTAAAGCCCCATGCAACACCATACTCAATAAAACCTATCTTAGTTGGCGTAGTAGTAAAAGAGTCAATATAGCCTTTATTGACACCATTGATATTTAGACCGATCTGTTTAGAATTTTGATTGATAAAAAGCCCTATCCTTAATCCCGCAGCTGGTATTGAAGAAATTGGGTATGTATAGGAATTTTCACCACTTCCATCTTCTTTAGATAGCGAAACGTTTAAATTAATACCATTTGCCTGCTCATTGACCAGACTTATAGTACCCACTTTTATACTTTTATCTGTATTTGAAAGTAAAAAACTATACCCCATTGAAATATAACTACCGTTTGTAATAGGAGTTTTAATAAAGTTATCAATTAAAAATTCAACAGCATACTCACCCGTGGTACCAATACCTTTATCAGCAATAATATTTTCACTATTGATCAAAATTTTTTGTGCTATATCTGAACTCGTGCCCATATACATTTGAAATGTGTTTGAGTTGGATGGGAAACTAGGTATCAGAAATGAGCTTTTCTGATTTGTAATAGTTGGAAACTTTGTAGTTGGAATGTTGCTAGGTAATGCCTCAATTTCCGCAGTACTAGCATCCAAATTATAAGTACATGCTGCAAAGCTATTTCCTATTGTTGATGCGATAATAATTGTACCCAAGATTATATTTTTCACAGTTAAATCCTTTCTTATAATTCAACGTTTACTATAAATAAATTATAAAAATATTTATAATATCAAATAGATGGAGATAAATACCGCCTTTCGGCGGTATTTTTTTTAAAACTTCTTTGATGATTAAAGACCAACTCCACAAATATCACTTGATCCAGTTGGATAGGTAAATTGGATGTTTGGTGCATCTGTGATCATCTGGATTGAAACCTGTTTACCGAGAAACTTAGAAGCTGTGTTTGGAGATGGCTGAGAAACTGCTTGGAAACCGATATTGCTCAAAGCATTTTCAGCATTGATGTTCAGATATCCATAATTAGTACCATTAATGATGTAGCCTAATTGCTTCGCCACTTGGTTAAAATAAATACCTATTCGAACCTTACCATCACTAGGTGTTGCCACAGATATTAATTTACGATCAAAATCTTTAGCTTCTAGCTGTCCAGTGGAGTCTAATTTGGTAGTTACGCCTGTTAAAGTGACATAACCTCCATTTGTATAGTTTGGATCATTGTTTACCACGCTATAAGCCAGATCCAAACTTAACTCATTTTTTGAGTTGGAAGCCCCTAATATCTGTACAGCTAGTTGTTGAATTTCATGACTTGTCCCTAGAGGTATATCTTTGATATTAGAAATATCAAAAACAAACTCCGTTGCAACAATATTTGAGCCTAAAACAGCTTTATCCGTTAATGTTGAACTAATCGAACCATTACTTATAAAATTACTAGATGTCGCTATTTAATCAACTGAATTACCAGAGTGACCAATTACTGCTGTACCTTTTTGTTCTGTAACATTAATTGTTGGCATTAAAGAAGCCTGACGACCTCCTAAAGCATTCGCAGCATCAACTTGGGCCTGCGTTGCATTTAAATTATAAGTACAAGCTGCATACGAACTTCCCATAGTTACCAGACTAATCATCGTTCCTAGAAGAATCTCTTTCACAAATATGTCCTTTTTATAATAGAACACCCAGTATACTTAAATCGGTACGGTAATTTAAAAATTTGGATAAAAGGAAAATACTCTGAAATGATACATCGCCTTAGCTTTGATTTATTTAAAAATTGAGCTAAACGTTTCTTTCACTTCGACAATAATTTCTGCAAGTGACTTGCCTTTCATTAATTGTACGGCTTGGTACAAGATACCAATGCACAAGATACCAATGCACAACATCCCAAACACAGCAAACATAAGCATCACAAAGCCTTGAGCCATGTGTGAATAATGACCTAAGTTAAAATACTCAATGAATGCAGCCCCTCCAAATAAGCTAATAGCCACACTGAAAACAAACTTCATCACAACACCAATATTGATCTTGATCCGCCCTTCCTTATCAATATCTCCACTTAAAATAAGTGCGAAAATCGCGCCTACAATTGCAGCAAAGATTTTTAAAACTCACGGTAGTGCTTTGATCGATAAATGCTCATGCATTTTCATTTCTCCAGATAATAAAAAACCGCCTGTAAAGGCGGTCAATTCGTTATATAAGAACTTCCAGAGGGAAATCTTATTTAGATTACATTTCCACAGATATCTGTCGCCCCAACTGGATACGACAGAGAAATATCCGCACTGTTTGTTAGCAATGTTCCTTTTAAATTTTGCCCTATAATTGATGAATTTTGAGGAACCTCTATATCTGCTCTTGGGAAAAATGAAATTTTACCAATCTTCTTTTCCAATCCAAATATATAGCCTTTGTTTACACCATTCACATTTAATCCAATCTGTTTGGATTCTTGGTTTATATAAAAGCCAAGCTTAAAATTACTCTGCAATGGTATTGATATAGGGTAAGTATAATTAGCATTTTGATTTGTTTTAAAATTATAGAAACTCACATTAAGATTTGTGCTTTGCAAATAAGAAGGTTCATTTACATTATCTAAGGTGGCATTAACAACTATATTTTGAATATCAGTATCTTGTGTACCAGCATAAATAATAAGACCACTCTTAATTACTTGCCTATTAACTCCTGTTAGTTGAGCAGGATAATTATTAAATTTATATTCAAAAACTGAAATACCATTTTGTTGTACAGCAACATCGCCAAAAGCTGTTGTCTGGGGGTTTTGAGTAAAATTAAGTAAATTTTGTGTTCCTAGTGAAGAGCCTGCAAGAAAAATATATTTATTCCCAAAAAACCCCAA